AGCGATTCCACCAAGCGCGCGGTGTGACGCTCTTCGCGTCGGTGCTCAACCGTTACGGCGACATCAAGGAGATCGATGAGGCGGAAAGAGTCGCCGCCAAGGTCGCCGCCTCGATGGCCGCCTACATCAAGAAGGCCACGCCAGACATGTACGAGGCGGCGGTCGATGAGATGGGCCAGCCACGGGCCCGCAACATGGAGTTCATGGCGGGCATCGTCTTCGATGACCTGCAGCCCGGCGAGGAGATCGGCACGATCGACACGCGCCGGCCGAACAATGCGCTGATCCCGTTTCGCGACTCACAACTGCGCGCGGCGGCGGCCGGAACCAAGGTCTCGTTCTCGTCCTCATCGAAGAACTACAACGGCACCTACTCGGCGCAGCGTCAGGAGCTCGTCGAGCAGTGGGGCATGTATCAGGGCCTCGGATCGAGCTTCGTATACCGGGTGGCCCAGCCAGTGTGGGACGGCTTTATCGACGCGGTGGTCGCCTCCGGTGCAATCGAGATCCCGCGCAACGTCGATCGGGAGACTCTCTACGACTGCGTGCATACCGGCCCTTCGATGGTCTGGATCGATCCGGTGAAGGAGACCGAGGCGCAGGTGATGCAACTCAAGTGGGCGCTCAAGGCTCGCAGCCGAATCATCCGCGAGCGTGGCGACAACCCGGACCAGGTCAACCGCGAGATCGAGCGCGATCGCAAGGAGCGCGAGCGCCTTGGCATCGAGTTCCTCGACCTCCAGCAAGCCGACCCGCAGCCAGAGCGTGAGGACGATCCCGACGAGGGAAATCCCGGCCAGGGCGAAAATGAAAACGGAGCCAGCAACGCATGAGCATCAATGCCAACGCCGCCATGCGCGGCATCAAGATCGTGGCCCTCGCCAACAAGAAGGCGGAGATCCTGATCCACGAGCCGATCGGCGAGAACTGGTACGGCGATGGGCTCACCTCGAAGCGCTTCATCGACGAGCTCAAGGCGCTCGGTAAGGTCGACGAGATCCACGTCCGCATCAACAGTCCGGGCGGTGCGGTGTTCGATGGCATCGCCATCTACAACGCCCTGAAGGCCCACGAGGCGAAGAAGGTCGTGACCGTCGAGGGGCTCGCCGCCTCCGCGGCGTCCTTCATCGCCATGTGCGGGGACAGCATCCACATGGGGGCTGGCTCAATGATGATGGTCCACAACCCGTGGACCTTCGCCATGGGCGACGCGGACGACATGCGCGAGACCGCCGACATGCTCGACAAGGTCGGCGATTCCCTCATCGATATCTATCACCTGCGCACGAAGATCGCGCGCGACGAGATCGAGAAGCTGCTCGATGCGGAGACCTGGCTGACCTCGGCGGAGGCTGTCGAGCGCGGATTTGCCGACACCCGGGATGAGGATGCCGAAGAGGAGGGCGAGGAAGCCTCCGCGGCCGCGCGCGCCGAGCACCTCGCCAAGTTCAAGAAGTTTTCCGAGGGCTGCCTGAAGGCGGCCACGGATGTTCCGCTGCGGGTTGCCGCAGAAATTTTCCATTCGGCCAACGCCGATGCAACTGAGGAGACCGAGATGGCTCAGACCGTAGGAGCGTCGGCCAACCACGCCGACAAGAAGACGACCACCGACGTCGTGGACCAGCCCGAAACGAAGGCCAAGGTCGATGCGGCGGTCGCCGAGGCCCTGGCCCGCGAGGCCGCGCGCGCGGGAGAGATCCGCACGCTCTTCGCGAGCTTCCCGCAGTTCAACACGCTGCGCGATGAGTGCGTGACAGACCAGAAGGTGACGATCGATGCAGCGCGCAAGCGCCTGCTCGACGAGCTCGGCAAGGCCAGCACGCCGACCGCCGGAGATGCAAACGTTCAGCCCGGCACCGATGCCCGCGACAAGTTCCTCGCCGGCGCCGAGGCGGCGCTGCTCGCGCGCGCCGGGATCGAGAAGCGCGAGGCGGGCAACGAGTACAACGGCATGAGCTTCGCGGACCTTGCCGCCCACGCGCTGCGGGCCCGCGGCGTGTCGGTGCGCGGCTTCACCAAGGACGCGACCGCGCGCAAGGTGCTGGCTTCGCACACCACGAGCGACTTCCCCTCGCTCCTGGCCAACACCGCCGGCAAGGTGCTGCGCAAGGCCTACGCGTTGGCGCCGGTCACCTGGAACCGCTGGTGCAAGACCGGCTCGGTGTCGGACTTCAAGCAGAACAGCCGCATCACGGTCGGTTCGTTCAGCTCGCTGGCGACCAAGATCGAGGGCGGTGAGTACCAGCAGGGCACGATCAAGGAAGAGAAGGAAACCATCCAGGCGCTCACCAAGGGCCGCTTCCTGCAGCTCAGCCGCGAGATGATCGTGAACGATGACCTGGGCGGCTTCACCGATCGAGCCCGCAAGATGGGTCGCGCCGCGGCGCGCACCGTCGAGGCTGACGTGTACACGCTGCTCACGAGCGCCGCGGGGGCGGGTCCGACCATGTCGGATGGTGGCGCGTTCTTCAACGCGACGGCGATCACCACGGCTGGCGGTCACGCGAACCTCACCAGCTCGGGCACTGCGATCACAGTGGCGAACATCGCCATCGGCGAGGCGGCGATGATGGCGCAGAAGGACAAGGGACTGAACGACTTCGTCGTCATCCAGCCCCGCGTGCTGTTGTGCGCGCCGACGAAGAAGCAGATCGCCTGGGAAGTCGTGAACTCCCTCACGGACGTGGCGCAGAGCAATTCTGCCAAGCGAAACTACGTGCAGGCGCAGTTGAACCTCGAGGTGGTCTCGAGCCCGTACCTGTCGGGCAACCCCTGGTATCTGTTCGCGGACCCGGCGGACACCGAGGCCTTCGAGGTCGCGTTCCTGGACGGCGTGCAGGAGCCCTTCATCGACGAGGAGATCGAGTTCATGACCGATGCCCTCAACATGAAGGTGCGCCTCGACTATGGCATCGCCGCGATCGACTGGCGCGCGGGCTACCGCAACGCCGGCGCCTGATCAGGCGCGCTGACGGCAACAAGAAGGGCCCTTCGGGGCCCTTTTCATTTCTCCCTGAAGGAGTATCGAAATGACCGACAAGTTTGTCGCCCGTGGCGACGTGATGAACTACACGGCTGGCGGGGCGATCACGTCCGGCCAGGTCGTGGTAACCGGCCACACGCTGGGTGTGGCACTCAAGAGCGGCGGTTCTGGCGATGTAATCCCGGTCGCCATCGAGGGTGTGTTCGAACTGCCCAAGGTGCCTGCGGCAGTGTTCGCTATCGGTGAAAAGCTGGTGTTCGACGTCTCGGCGGCCTCCGGTGCCGGCGAGTTCGACGATTCGTCGGCCTCGCCCGCGACCGGTGACATTACCGGCGGTGCGGTTGCCATGCGCGCAGGGCTCAACGCCGAGACGACCTGCCTCGTGAAGCTCACCCCGGGCAACGCGACGCGGACCTGATCGATGTCGATCGAGCAGATCGACTCGAGGGTCAATGCGGCCTCGCTCCGAGTCTTCGGGGAGGCCGCAACCTTCGAGCAGGGTGGCAACGCTCGCGTCATATTCACCGATCAGCGTAGTGCAGTCATGCTCGGCCTTGCGCCTGCGGATGCCCCCGCGCCGGTGATCAGTCTCACGATGACCGAACTTCAGCGCCTCGGTGCGCAGGAGGGTTCGACGGTTGTGGTGCGCGGGATTTTGTACACCCTGATGGAGGGCGGCTCGGACGCCGTGGCGGATGCGGGCGGCATGGCCCACCTGCGCATCCGCCAGTACGCATGACCCGCAAGACGGAGATCGACAAGTACAACGAGGCCTACAGCCACGACGAGTACCGGATGGGCGAGGCCCGAAAGTGGGCGGCGCTGCGCGATCTGCAGAGCCTGCGCGGCGGCTCGCTGCTCGACGTCGGCTGCGGGCGCGGCGAGGTGCTCGAGCTCGCCCGCGACCTGGGCTTCGAGCCGGTGCAGGGCACGGAGGTCGTGCCGGCGCTGCTGGGCGAGGGGGTGCGCTACGCCGAGGCGCACGAGCTGCCCTTTGCCGACGGCGCGTTCGATCACGTGACCTGCTTCGACGTGCTCGAGCACTTGCTGCCCGAGGACACCGAGGCCGCGCTGCGCGAGCTCGCGCGGGTGGCGGCGAAAACGGTCACGATCACGGTGGCCGACTACCCGCACGTGTTTCGGGGCGTCGACCTGCACGTGAACCGCCGCAGCTACCCCGAGTGGGCGCAGCTGCTCATGCAGGTCTTCGGGCACTCGCGGGCGCGCTGCCTCGGCATGGCCGGCGCCTCGCAGGCCTGGCGCATCACGCTCGAGGCGCAAAAGCGCAGCCCGATGAAGCGCCTGCGCCGGCCCGAGCCTGCGCGGCGCGCGGATTTCGAGGCGACGCTGCGCGGCCGCCATCGCGGCGCGACCTTCATCGTGCTGGGCGGTGGCTCGTCCCTGGCCGCGCAGATGGCCGGCGCGCCGCCGGCGCTGCGCATCAGCGCCAACGAGCACGGGTGCCTGTGGGGGCCGTGTGATTACGTTTCGGCGATGGATGACATCGCGGACAAGGTGCGCGCCTTCGGCATTCCGGTGATCGGACGCGACCCGAACACCTGCGACTACCTCGCGCAGCCGTTTCCGAACGTGCGCTGGACCGGCACGCAGGCCGTGTACCACGCCTACGTGATGGGCGCGCACCTGGTGCTGCTCGCCGGCATGGACCTCTACCAGGATCTGCCGGAAGGCACGCCGGGCGGTCGGCGCACGCCGCTCGAGACGCACCTCGAGGCCTGGCAGGTGATCAAGGACACGCTGCCGGTCCCGGTGAGGGCCCTCGGTGGGCCCCTCGTCGACGTCTTCGGCCTGTATGACCCGGCCGAGGTCGTGCCGGCGCCGGGCGTGCTGCCGCGCATCGAGCCGGTGAACACGGTCGAGACCTGCCTCGTGCGCACGCTCGCCGGCGGCGCGCTGCTCGGCCGGCGCTACGTCGCGGGCCAGCGCCTGTGGATCCGACCTGACGAGCTGCGCGCGGCCGCGGCCGCGGGCCTGGTGGAGAGTCTATCGTGAACCCGCTCGCGCTCGAGCTGATCATCCGCGCGAGGCTGCGCGAGCAGATCCCGACCGTGACGATCGGCTCGGTGGCGTCCTTCGCCGGCGCGCTCGATCCCACGAGGATCGTGCCGCTCATCTGGGTCCAGCCGGCGGAGGGCGAGGCCGTCGACAACCGCGGACAGGGCCGCGCGGCGCTCGACCTGCAGCGCTGGACGGTCTTCGTCGCCACGGCCGCGGTGCCCGACAAGCTGTACGCCGACGCCTCGTTCCAGGAAGCCGGCGAGCTGATGGGGCAGGTCCTGACGGCGCTTATCGGCTGGCGACCTGAACAGCCCGGCTACAGCGCCTTTCGGTATGCGGGCCGGCCACCGCCGGCCATCGAGCTCGGCTGGGCGGCCTTCCCGATCACGTTCGAGTGTCACGCCCCGCTCATCAACATCACCTGACCAGGAGAGTTTCAATGGCTGAGAAGTACTACTACGGCCAGGGCCGCGTTCACGTCGCGTCCTTCGGCAGCGCGGCCTACCGTTGGGTGGGTGACGTGTCGGCGCTCTCGATCGGCTTCGAAGTGCAGAACATCGACCACTTCGAGTCCTACAGCGGGCAGAAGAACCGCGCGCGGCGCCTCGCGCTGCAGACCGATGGCACGGTCAACATCACCATGCATCAGATGGATCGGGACAACCTGGTGCTCGCGCTGCGCGGCACGGGCACGGACATCCCGGCCATCACCACGGCGACCGCCACGCACGCGATCGCCGCCGCGGCCGCCGGCGACATCATGTTCCTGCCGCACATCCGCATCAATCGCGGCTCAGGCGTCACCTTCACGGTGGTGGACGCGAACACCACGCCGTTGTCGCTCACCGAGAACACGCACTGGACGCTCGATGCCGACACCGGCAAGCTCACGTTCGTCCTCGTGCCGACCGCCGCGGTGTTCCCGCTGACCGTCACCTACGAGTACGGCGCCCAGGACCAGCTCGCGCTGCTCAACACGGCCGCTCCGGTGGTCTCGATCGTCTACGAGGGTATCAACCTCGCCGAGAGCAACGCGCGCTCGCGCGTCGAGCTTTACCGCCTGTCCATGAACCCGCTCGAGGAGCTGCAGCTCATCAACGCCGATGCGTTCGGTGCGTTGACGATCTCGGCGGCCATGGAGGCCGACGGCACCAAACCGGCTGGCGGCACGCTCGGGCAGATGGGCCGCATCCTCGAGTTCGCCGCGTGATCGAGCGCTTCGGCGCTCGCTCGTTCGAACTCACTGACCTCGAGCGGGTGACGTTCGCGCAGGCCGCCTGGCTGCTGGCCCTGTCCGAGGGGATCGATCTCGATCAGCTCTGGCAGCGCGAGGGCGAGAGCGAGGCGGACTACGCCCAGCGGCTGCGCTTCGAGACGCTCGACCCGGCGAGCATGCCGATGGTGCTCGCCGGGTATCTCGTCCCCGAGGGCCAGCGGTGGAGCCGCGAAGGCGCGCGCGCCACCGCCGAGCACCTCGAGCAGGTGACCGACCCGCAAGAGCACGTGCGGCTCATCGCGCTCGCCGGCCAGGTGCTGCCGGATTTTTTCGGGCGTGCGCTGGCCTGCCTGGTGAGTTCCCTCACCTCTACCGCAGCCAGCGCGCAAGCCGGAAAGGTCAACGGTGCCGCGAACTGATCGATGCCGGGCCCTGGTCGGAACTTGTCATGGTGCTCGCGGGCCACGACTACGACCGGGCCCTGCAGATCCTCGACTGGCCGGTGCGCGCAGGCCTTGAGGCGTTCATGGCGCGCCTGCGCGACGAGGCGGCCGTCGAGTTTCGGCACAGCACGCTCGTGTGGGCGCTGCTCGCGCCGCACCGCAAGAGCAAGTCGAAACCTCCCGCCCTGCCGGAGATCCTGAAGGACAGCCATGGCGACACGTGAGATCAAGGTCCGGCTGACGCCCGAAGGCCTCGCGGAGGTCATCGGCGCGATCCGCAAGGTGCAGACCGAGGCGAAGGAGGCCAGCACTTCTGCGACGAGCAGCACGAAGGCGCTCACGACCGCGCTCGGCGGGCTGCGTCGCGTGATGGGCGCCATGGGGCTCGGGCTGTCGGTCGCCGGCATTGTGGCCTTCGGCCGCGCGGTGGCGAAGTCCGCGACGGAAACTGTCGATGCGGCAAAGCGCATTGGCGTCTCGGCCGAGGAATTCTCGCGCCTGCAGATAGCTGCGCGCGCGGCGGCGGGTAGTGACGGCCTGGGCGCGCTCGAGGCCGCGGCGCGCACCCTGCAGCGCAATCTCTCGAACGCGCTCTCGAACCCCACCGGGGAGGCTGCGCGCGCGTTCCAGCAGATCCGCATCGAGGCGCGCGAGTTCCAGAAGCTCTCGCTCGAGGACCAGTTCGCGGTCGTGGCCGATGCGGTCAAGGACCTGTCGAACCAGGAGGATCGGCTGCGGGCCGTGATGGACCTTATGGGCAAGAGCGCAGCGAGCCTCGTGCCGCTCTTCGCCGAGGGCGGCACGGAGATGAAGCGCGTCGCCGACGAGGCCCAGCGCGCAGGGCGCGTGCTCAGCAACGAGACGGCCGCCGGGATCGATCGCGCCGACAAGGCGATCAAGCGTCTGAAGTCCACGATCAGCCGGACGGGACGCGATGCCCTCGGCAGTGTCGTGGCCACGGTGTTCGAGGCCTACGACGAGCTGACGAAACCGGAGGCGGAGAAGATCGCCCGCGATCTGGCGCTCTCGCAGGAGTCGCTGCAGCGAGCCCTGAAGGCCGGCGATGCGGGCACGATCGCGCGCCTCGAGGAGCGCATCCGGGCGCTGAAGGATGCGCAGACGGCGCTTGAGATCTCGTCTCGAGGTGGCGGGCCTTCGACTCGTCGCCTCTCGACGCGGCGAGCCGCTACGGCGGACGATGGCACCGATCGCTCCCAGCTCGCCAAGATCGAGACGCCCGAAGAGCGCCGAGCCCGCCTCGAGCTCGCGCGTGCGCGCATCCAGGACGCGCAGAAGATCGCCGACGCCGAGCGTGCGATCCGCGCCCAGGCCGACGAGCAGGCCTACAAGGACGGGCTGATCAGCCTCGAGGCCTATTACGTGCGCCGGCGCGAGCTGGCGCAACAGGCCGGAGCAGCCGAGGTGCAGGCGCTGCAGGCGCAGATCGGGCTGATCCAGCAGCAGGACGTCGAGACCGACTCCGAGCGCACGCGCCAGGCCGGGCAGGTCGATCAGCTGCGCGCGCAGATCGCCGTGCGCCGCCTCGAGCTCGAGCGCGAGCTGGCGCAGCTCATCGGTCAGCAGGCCGAGGAAGGCAGGAAGCTCGCCGAAGACCAGCTCGAGGTCGCGAACCGACTGGACGAGATCGAGGGCAATCGCCACGCGGCCTTCCAGCGCAACCTCGCCGAGGAGATCCGCCAGCTCGAGCGCCTCGGGGCGCAGATCGGCCTCACCAGCGCCGAAATCGAGGCGCAGGCCGCGCGGCTGAGGACGTCACTTACCGCGGGGTTCAATTTCGAGCAGGCCTCGAGCGCCGCGACGAGCGCGCTCGAGGCGTTCAACCGTGACGCAGAGCAGATCCGCCGCGACCAGGAGGCGGGCCTGCTCACGCAGCTCGAGGGCGAGAACCGCCTCATCGAGCTCGCACGCGAGCGTCTCGAGGTGCTGCGGGCGGTGTCGGCTGAGTCGATGCGCGCCGCGCTGGCGACGGGCGACCCGGCGCTCATCGCCCAGGCCGAGCAGCAGGCGGCCTCGGTCGCGCAGATCGCCGCCTCCTTCCACGCCGCGACGAACTCCGCCGCGCGCTACCGGCAGGGCCTCGAGAGCGGCCTGCAGGACGGCCTCACGGGCCTGGCTGCTAACCTCGCCGCGATCGAGTCGCTCGAGGACGCGTTCCGCCAGCTCGCGCTCACCGTCGTGCAGTCGCTCGCGCAGATCGCCGCCGAGCTGCTCGCCAAGCAGGCCACGCTCGCGATCCTGCGCGCGTTCGGCGGCCTGGGCGGCGCGGGCGCCGGCGCCACGGGTGGCCCCGTCGAGGGCTACGCCACCGGCGGGCGGGTGCGCGGCAAGCGGCTGAACATCCCGGGGCCGGACAAGATCCCGGCGATGCTGCAGGAGGGCGAGTACGTCGTGCGCCGGCGCGTCGCGACGAACCCGCTGATCGCCGGCTTCCTGCGCGACCTGAACTCGGGCGCGATCTCCCCGCAGCAGCTCGCGCTGGGACTGAGCCCGCCGCGGGGCTACGCGACCGGCGGCTCGGTCAGCCTGGTCGCGGCGCAGTCCGAGGCGGCCGCGGCGGATCTCACGCGCGGCGGCGCCACACAGACGAACGCGCGCCTCGAGGGCGTGCTCGGCCTCGAGGAGGGACTGGTGTTCAAGCAGCTGAACTCTGACGCGTTCGATGACCTGCAGCTCTACCGCCTGAGCCGCAATCCGGCGAAGTTCCGCAGCGCGCTGGGCCTGTAATGCCGCACCAGATCGGATTCGTCGACGACACGAGCCAGCTCGCGCATTACGAGATGCTTGATGCGATCCATGACCTGGCCGACGACAACGGCTGGACGATCGAGCGCTACGACACCGGCGGCACGGATCACGAGGTGATCATGTCGGCCCCGGGTTACACCGGCCCGGATGGCGCGGTGCCGATGTATTGCGGCGTGAAGTCCTATCACTCGGTCCCGAGCGACTATTACAACCTGCTCTTCGGCGTCTTTACGGGCTATGTGTCTGCCAACTCCTTCGAGACTCAGCCCGGAGTGAGGCTCTCGGGCGTGCCGGCGCACAACCAGCGCATCGACTACTGGATGACGATCAACGATCGCCGTCTGGCGCTTGCGATGAAGGTGGGCACCCCCGTCTATGAGAGCGCGTACATGGGCTACTTCCTGCCCTATGCGACGCCGCGCCAGTATCCGTACCCCGTCGTCTGCGCCGGTATGCTCACGGGAGCTGCGGCGACGCGCTTCTCGGATGGCTCGCACAGCATGGGCTTTCGCGGCAACAGCGCAGCGCTGGGTGCCCGCAATACCGCCGGGGCCTGGCTGAATCTGTACTGCCACCCATGGGGCAACAACAACATCATGAACAGCGGGACGTCCAACTACTCGACCCGCCCGAGTGGGACAACCTACCCGCTGCTGCCCGTCGTGCTGCACGACAACTCGGCGAACGTGTTCGGGGAGCTCGAGGGCATCTACGCCATCACGGGCTTCGACAACGCCGTGGAGAACACGCTCGACATCGGCGGCGATGACTACGTGGTCATCCAGGACGTGGCGCGCACCGGGTTCATCGACTACTACGCGATGAAGCTGGACCCGAACCCGTGAGGACTCGCTAATGGCTCACGTCACCGGCTCGGCCGGCAGCATCTCGGCGCTGATGTCGTCGATTCGCTCGGCTTGCACGGGCAACGGCTGGACGCTCTCTGGCAATGTCCTGCACAAGGGCGATGTCCACATCGAGACGACCGTGGTCGATGAGACGATTTGCTTCCTCGGCGGCACGGGGGTCGATGGTGGCAACAACCTGACCGGCCCCGGTCCTTCGGTCGTTCGGGTCGCCTTCAATCTCGCCAGCATCACCGTCTCGTACCCGGTGACCTACGAGTTGCACATCAACACCTCGCCGGACGAGGTGTACGTGGTCGTGAACTACAACACCAACGACTTCCAGTGGGCGGCGTGGGGGCAGTCCGACATCGCGGATATCGGTGGGACCGGCGTCTGGTATGCGGCGGCGTGCAACAACCTGCCGGGGCCAACCGGGCAGTGGATCGGGGGCCCGAACGGCGCCAACACCGGCAACCAGACGCTCATGCATGGGCTGTTCTACAACACGACGTCCTTTACCGGCGCGCCGCTCAACAGCATTAATTCGTTCATCCATAACGGCATCGACGCTGTGGGGTGGACGCCGCCGAATGGCTCAACGCCGACGGCCTGGGCGTGGTCGGCGGTTGCGCCGCTGCTGAATCTCTTGCCGAACACGTGGAACGACCAGACGGTCCTGCTGCCGATGCCGGTGTTCAAACCGCGCAGCTCGGGCAACAAGGTCAGCTTGCTGGCCGATCTTCGCCACGTGCGCCTGTGCCGGGTCGACTACCACAACCCCGGGGACATCATCACCCTGGGTACAGATCAGTGGAAGCTGTACCCCTGGTACCGCAAGAACACCGCAGGCCGAAACGGAAGCAGCGGGTCGCCGATTACGCACTCCGGCACGATGGGCTTCGCGGTGCGTTACACGGGGTCCTGATCATGGCGGTGATTGCCGGCCAGGTCGTGAACTCCGGGCTGGGTAGCGTCGAGAACGTCCTCATCGGCCTCGGCCTGAATGCCTTCGCCGTCGATTACTGGCCGCCGTATGAGTCGATCTGCGGCGCCGGCGCCCAGGGCAGCTTGACCTCGCAGCTGCCGGTGTCGGCCAGCAACGCGCACGCCATCTCCGGCCAGGTCGCGCGGCAGTTCTCCGACGACTACTACCACCGCATCCACATCACGCCGCGGGTGCTGGCGCTCGGGAACGTCGTCTCCACACAGATCGAAGAGATCGACGTCTGGAACAGCTACCTCGAGCCGATGACGCTGAACGGCATCGACGGGACGGCCGAAGGGTTCTCGATCGACGGCCCGGACACGTTCCCGATGGTCTTCGGCGCGCGCGACTGGGATATCTGGGAGGTCACGGTCGCGCCGGACGGACCGCCCACCGTCGATGTCACGGTCACCTGGGACTTCGACGACCCGGCGAACGACGTGCAGCTGCTCGTCACCGGCGCGCGCATCGTGCTCTGGGGCTTCCAGCCGAACTGGGCGACGCCGATCCTCGAGCGGCTCGTGTGGAACACAGACCTGCTGCAGAGCGATACCGGCGCCGAGCAGCGCCGGCAGAACAGGCTCGCACCGCGCCGCTCCTACGAGGTGCGCTTCGTCGTCGAGGGCCGAGAGCGCTCCATGGCCGACAACATGATGCATGGCTGGGGCGGCAAGTCCTGGGCGATGCCGGTCTGGCACGACGTGCAGGTGCTCACCGGGCCGGTCTCGCTCGGCGCGACGTCGATCACCTGCGAGACCACCGGACGCGATTTTCGCGCCGGCGGCATCGCGGTGCTGCGCGGCCAGGCGGCCGATCAGGCCGAGACGGTCGAGATCGACACTGTCGGGCCGACTGCGCTCACGCTCGTGCGCCCGACGCTCGCGGCCTGGCCCGCCGCGACGAAGTTCTACCCGGCGCGCTCGGCCCTGTTCGCCGAGCAGCCCGCGCGCACGCGAAAGACCGACCGGGTCGAGGAGATCGCCGCGACGTTCCTCGTGAACGAGACCAGCGACTGGCCGGCCACGTCGTTCGCGACCACCTACCGCAGCCACCCGGTGCTCGAGCAGCGCCCTGACGAGGCGCAGGACCTCACCGGCACGTTCGAGCGCCTGCTCAGGACGCTCGACAATGGCGCCAGCCTGCCGTTCATCGTCGACAGTGCCGACGAGCCCTTCGAGGTGCGCGAGCATGCGTGGTTCGCCGCCGGGATCTCCGAACACTCGGCGCTGCGCTCGGTCATCTATGCACTCGCCGGCCGGCTGCAGTCGGTGTGGGTGCCCACCCACGCGCAGGATCTGGTCCTGCTCGAGACGACGGGGGCGGCCTCCACGGCGCTCACCGTCGAGCACACGGGCTACACCCGATTCGGCCTCGGTGTAAACGGCCGCCGGGACATCCGCATCGAACTGGTGAACGGCACGGCGATCCACCGGCGCATCAGCGCCGCCCAGGAGCTCTCCGCCACGCGCGAGCAGCTCTCGATCGACACCGGCCCGGGCGTCGAGATCTCGCCGGCGAACGTGCTGCGCATTTCGTTCATGGCCCTCATGCGCGGGCAGTCCGATGAGGTCGAGATCGAGCACCTCACGGACATCGCCGGCGTCGCGCGTGCGCGCGTCACGCTGCAGGCGCTGCGGGATGACGTGTCATGACGTTCGATGCGCGCGAGAGCAGCCTCGAGCTCGGCCAGCCGGTGCGGCTCTACGAGTTCCACCGCGGGGTCTACCGCTGGCGCTACACCGACTCGGACCGCGTGCAGACCTACCTGTTCCAGGACTTCGAGCCCGCGCCGATCTCCGACGACGGCGTGCGCCAGTCCGAGCAGTCGGGCGCCGATGCGCTCACGGTGACGGCGCCCTTCGACCTGCCCGTCGCTCAGCTCTACCGCGGAGCGCCGCCGGCCGAGGAGGTGGGGCTCATCGTGCGCGACATGCACTATGGCGACGCCGAGGCGCCAATCCGCTTCCTGGGCGCGATCGAGGGCGTGCGCTGGCCCTCGCCGGAGCGGGCAATGCTCACCTGCAGGTCGCTCGCGGCGTCGCTCAAGCGCGCCGGCCTGCGCCTCGCCTGGGAGCGAGGCTGCACGCACTCGCTCTATGACCGCAACTGCACGGTCGACCGCAACAGCTTCGCCACCCCCGGCGCCGTGACCACGAAGACGGGCACGACGATCGAGGCGGCCGCGTGGGATGCCCTGGCCGACGGCTACTTCTCCGGCGGTTACGTTGAGTGGGATGTGGGCCTCGGCGGCACCGACCGGCGCGGCATCGAGGGGCACGTCGGAGGCGTGCTCACGCTGCTCGGGGGCACAGACGGGATCGACGTCGGCATGACCGTGACGGCCTACGCCGGCTGTGCGCGCACGATCAGCGTCTGTACGTCGAAGTTCTCGAACTCGGATAACTACGGCGGCATCCCGCACATGCCGGGCAAGTCACCCTTTGACGGCACACCGGTGTTCTGACCATGTGGTTCAACCTCTTCATCCTGGTTGCGTCCTACGTGATCTCGGCGGCGCTGGCGCCGAAGCCGCAGAAACCAAAGCCCGCGGCGTTCGATGACATCGAGTTCCCGCAGTTCGAGGAGGGCACGCCGCAGGAGGTCATCTTCGGCGACGTGTGGACGGAGTCCTGGATGGTGCTCGGCGTCGGCAACTACCGCACCGAGGCGATCCGCGCCAAGGGCGGCAAGAAATGACGATCGTCACCGTCGAGCATCTCTACAGCGTGCCGAACTACCAGGGCCGCGTCGGCTTCTGCGGCCGCGGCGCGCGCGCGTTCTTCGAGCGCCACGGCCTCGACTGGCTGGCGTTCGTGCGCGAGGGCCTGCCGGCAGAGACCTTCCTCGCCACAGGCGACGCCATGGCGAGGCGGCTCGTCGAGCACGCCCAGCGGGTGAGCCGTGGGCAGCAGTAGCAGCCAGACGATCGGCTATCGGTACTTCTTCGGCATCCACATGGGGCTGTGTCGCGGGCCGGTGGACCAGCTCGTCGCGATCAAGGTCGGCGATCGCGTCGCCTGGACCGGCAATATCACGGGCAACGCCAGCTTCAAGATCGCCGAGCCGGAGCTCTTCGGCGGCGACAAGGGCGAGGGCGGCATCGTCGGCTGGGTCGACGTGATGATGGGCGGCTCGGCCCAGGCGGTGAACACGGACCTCGCCGCCATGCTCGGCGGCACGGTGCCGGCGTTTCGGGG